CCAACGGGAATTAAGAAAGAAGATAGGCTTGAATCTCTATTATGCCCAATTGTTAATAGGGGTAAATTATTTATTAAAAAACAACATAGCGATTTGGTTGATGAAATGTTTCATTTCCCAAAAGGTAAGAATGATGATATACTTGATGGCCTATGGTATTCGGTTATAAATGCAAGATCGCCAGTAAGTAGAAAATTTGATGCTGAGAATTTTGAAGAGACAATTGAGGAGAAGAAAGAGTTTTTAGGTAGAAAAATACTTAGAAGTTGGGTTACAGGACAAAGAATATAAGAAAAATATTAAAAAACACTTGACAAGTGGTACATTAAGCCTTATATTATATTTAAGGCAAATTGTATTAATTAGGAGATCTTAAAATAGCTAGCGAAAACAATAACGTCGTACAAGACGAAGCTCAAAACAATTTAGACCTTTGGAGAAGATGGCGTGATGCGCGTGTAGACTGGGAAGTCGAAGCCAGAGATGCTATTGATTTTGTCCTTGGTAATCATTATACTCAAGACGAATCTGATGCATTAAGCGCAGTAGGGCAGGGTGACTTTATTATAGATAGAGTCTACGCAGCAGTTGATAAACTGAAGTCACTTTTAACATCTAAGAATCCAAAGTTCTCTGCTATCGCAAGAGAAGATTCTGATAGTAAAATAGCACAAGTGTGGAAAACTATTCTTGAATACTGTTGGGATATATCTGATGGCGATACAGAATTCAAACAAGCTGTGCATGACTATGCAATATCTGGGCTTGGGTATTTTTATACTTATATAGATCCAGAAGCTGATTTTGGTCGAGGTGAGGTTAAGTTTACTCATGTAAATCCATTTAGAGTTTACGTCGACCCAGCTGCTAGAAGCAGATACTTTACTGATGCATCTGCTATATTGCTTTCTACAATACTCACAAAGAGCCAGGTAATAAGCCTTTATCCAAAAATAGAAGAAGTTATTGACGATATAGATACAATGACTAATGAAGATGATTATCCATCTTCCACACTTAAGAACTCCTCGCAATCTTTTACGCCAGATGTTGTAAAAGATAAAGATAGAGCTGGCTATGAAAAATATAGAATAATAGAAAAATTTGAAAAAGTAAAGATTCCATTCTACAGATTGTTTAATAAGCAAACTGGGGAAGAGAAGATTGTTACCTTAGAAGAATACCAGTCAATATTGGAAGACAGTTCTCATTTATTAGAGTCTGGTCTGATTGAAGCGGTAGAAATATTACAAACACGTATCAGGGTGGTTGCTACAATGGGTCAATATCTTCTATACGAACAATTACTTAATACTGATATATATCCTATCATCCCAGTTCCAAATATTTGGACAAATACCCCATATCCAAAATCAGATGTGATGAAAGTAAAAGACTCACAACGTCTTTTAAATAAATTGTTTTCATTAACATTAAGTCATGCGCAAGCATCAGCTGGTCTTAAGTTGCTTGTTCCTGAGGGAAGTGTTGATGATGTCTCGCAATTGGAAAAAGATTGGGCTAATCCGAATGCTGTTTTAGAATATAATCCAGAATTTGGAGAGCCACATTTCCCATCACCTCAACCATTGGCTAATGAATTTTATCATTTAATAGATAGGGTAGAACATTATATAGATTTAAATTTTGGTATTCCAGAGTTGATGCAAGGATTTCGCGACAAAGCTCCAGATACCGTTCGCGGTACAGCTATGCTTTCCGAAATGGGCGAAAGTCGAGGAAGGTCTAAGCTTAAGGACATAGAAGCAAGTCTAAATCAACTTGGAAGATGTATATATAATCTTGCAAAAGGTCATTATACATTCCAGAAAACTTTTAGAATCGTGCAACCTAATAACGATCTTACTGAATTTGCAGTAAACAATAGGTTGTATGACGATAAGACCAACGAGCTAACTGCAATAGATAATGATATTTCTATAGGGCAGCATGACGTTCGTATAATATCAGGTTCAACATTACCCTCTAATAAGGTAGCAGAATACGAAATGTACCTTGAGGCTTATAAGTTAAACTTGGTAGATGATGTCGAGGTCTTGAAGAAAACCGAGATCTTTGACAAAGAAGGCGTACTTACGCGCAAAGGTATGATGGCGCAAATGCAGTCGTACATCCAACAACTTGAAGGGCAAGTGAAGGAACTCAAGGGTGACTTGCAGACAGCAGACCGTGAGGCGGTACATGCTAAGAAGCAGGTTATTACTGAGAAATTCAAGAGTGATTTAAACGAAGTTGTTTCTGAGGCTAAATTCAAAGAAAGAGCTAAGATTAATCAATTGGAAGGTGTGATTGATAAAGCGCAAGTTCGTGCCGAAGCTGCGTTGAAAGTAGATAAGGCGAATAAAGGGAGTTCCTCTAAGAAGGGGAGCGCACAAGCAAAACGATAATCATAGGTTAAGCTTCTTCGGGATATCGCACGGTATTGTCCGAATATAAGAAGAAATCTAAAGGAGGTTATATGGAAGAACAAGTGCAAGAAAGTGTAGTAGAAGCACCAGAGGCAGGTGCTGCTGTTAATACAAGAGAGGGCTTAGATGTTTCTATGCCTGATGTTGAATTGGCTTCAGATGTGCCAAATGTGCAAGAAGCTGTAGTAAATGAGGCTAATAAAAGACCACCTAATTTAATTACTAAAGAAGGTGATGAAAGCCAAATAGACTACGGTACTGACTGGGAAAATGAAACTCGTAAATTTCAGTCTATGTATGATAAACAGAAATCTGATTACGAGAGTCTTAAGTCTCAATACGAAGAGCTTGCTCCGATGCAAGACTTACGAAAGGTTCTTGACGAAAGACCTGATGTAGTTGAGTTGATGAGAAACAAGCTTGAGGGAAAACCAGTTCAAGAAACTATACAACAACAGGATGATACTGATATTGTTGATGAATCATCTTTTGACCCGTGGGAGGCCTATTACAAGCCTGAGTCTCCTTCGTATAAAATGAGAATGACTCAGGAAAAGGCTTTGGTAGATGAGGCTGTTGGACAACATATGTCTCAACTTCAAGGTCAAGTTGCGTTGCAAAATTTACGCAATGAATTGTCTAGCAACTATAACATGCAAGATGAGAAGGATATAAATGAATTTATTGAATTTGCAACTACACCAAGAGATCAATTACCAATGGATTTGTTAATTGACGTGTATCGTAAATATTATAATAAAGGCTCGGATAATGTTTCTCCAAACATGGAAGCTGTAAAGGCAACTCAAAGCATCCCTAAGACTGCTGGGATTCTTCAAGGTGGCGAACCACCTCAAAAGAATGAACAGGATTCTGCGTGGGATAGAATTTTGCAAGCAGGGCAAGCAGGGAGAATTCCCTAATTAATATAATCAAATAGGAGGTAACACAAATGGCTGTTACAAGTGGAGTAAAATCCAGTTATGATATCACAGCTGCTGCTACCAGTGCTGGTGTAGGAACCGCTCCTGACCGCAGAAGATTATACGATTTTTCAGATCGAGTTGCCGAATTGGCACCAGAGGAATCGCCGTTTTTTGTATATCTTTCAAAAGTTGCAAAAGTACCAACGGACGATCCTGTATTTCGATTCTTAGAAAATCGTTCCAAGATTGATTGGACTACCCGTAGTTTTAAAACAGCTGCTGCTGTAAATGGAGGTTCTGCTGTTAGTGCAGGAAGTTCTTATACATTTACAGTTGACGCAGATGCTGCTACTGGTGGAACATCTTCAGGCGGAGCTTCAGTAGATTTCCTTGTAAAAGGAATGGTTTTTGCAGTTAATACTGTAAGTGGCGCAAGTGGATATTCACAAACTCTAGTAAGAGTTGATTCTTCCCCTCAAGATCAGGGTACATCAACTACTTTTCAGGGTAAAATAATTGACATTTCCAATACAACTACAGCTGGCGATAGTGCTATTACTGGCGAAGATATTATCGCTGATAATGATAATTGCCAAGTAATTGGTACATCATTTGGAGAAGGAACAGGTTCACCAGATGCATGGTCAAACGAAATTGAAGATGACTTCGGTTATACTCAAATTTTTAAGACTGCAGCTGAAATGTCAAACACAGCAATTGCTACTCGCTATCGCGGTTATGCAAACGAATGGGAGCGCATTTGGGCTCTTAAACTTCGTGAGCATAAAGTAGATATTGAGCGTGCAATGCTATTTGGACAAAGAGCTCGAGTGAGTTCTGTTCAGTACACAGAGGGTATTGTGGGGCATATTTTAAAGAATGGTCAAGCAACTCTTGACGATTCTGCTTTCTCATATTCTTCTGGGTCACCTTATTTTAGAAGTGTTGCAAGTGCAGAGCTAACATATGACAGATTGCTTTCAGATTTAGAAGTAATCTTCGATCCAGCTCGCGGTGGCGCAAGTGAAAAACTAGTTCTTGCAGGTTTACCTGTAGTGAGCTTTTTTAATAAGCTTGGATCAACATCATTCTTGAGTCAAAGTATGGCTTATAATGCCAATGCTGCTTTAAGTGGTGGTGCGACTACAACTAACCAATCACCTCATCGTATGAATATGTCAGAGCGAGCAGGTGCTTTTGGTCATAAGGTAATGACTATCGAAACAATTCATGGCACAATGCACTTAGTGAAAGAACCACTATTTCGTGGTATTTCTGCTAATATGATGGCTATGGTTGATATGAGTAAAGTATCTTATCGCCCATTGGTTGGTAATGGACTTAATCGTGATACTGCAATTTTAACTAACGTACAAAACGCTGATGAAGACTTGAGGAAGGATATGATCCTTACTGAAGCTGGTTTAGAAATTTCTTTACCAGAAGCTCACGCTCTTTATCAGGTAGAGCTATAAGGAGGGATTAAATGTATAACAGTATTAATAACTCTAGTAGTGGTGACTACGGCGAATATAAACGTAAAATTGTCAATGTAAACGCTTCAACATATAGTGTACTAACTAAAGATTCTGGTTCTATTATTACAATTGATGTAGCTGGTGGGTGTGCAATCACTCTTCCAGCAGCAGAAGCTGGCTTAGAATACGAATTCCATGTTGGCACAACTTTCACAGGTACTTGGTCAATTACAGCTGCTTCAAGCGCTGATACTTACCAAGGTGTTGTATGGACTCATGATAAAGATGAATTGGGTGCTGTAACTGCAATGAATGAAAACATTGATACTTCAGCATTTAACTGTCCAGCAGCTGCTGACTATGTTATGACAGCAGACGCGGATACTGATGGTAGATTCATTGGTAGTCATGTTAAGTTTACTGCTATTTCTGATTCAAAGTGGCTCCTTTCGGGTAACTTGTTCGGAGACGGTACAGTAACACATATCTTTAGCTAATAGTTAAAGATAACAGTTTTGGATACTGTGGGGCTATTCAAAAAAAGTTTAGCCCCAAACATCCTAAAAATTTAAACTAAGGAAATAGAAATGGCAGATTATAACTCATCAAACACAGATGTAAAAGTATTTATTCACGATCCAAAACCTGGAACTAAGACGCAAAGTTCTGGTGAGATAGCTAAAGATATATATGATTATATAGCTGGATTAGATTCAACTAATAATAAAGTTATATCTATATCACATTGCGCACTAAAGGGTGATAAGATTATGACTATGGTTGTCTCTGGTGCGTAAACCTAAATGTCAACATTGTGACGAGCCTAACCCAGAACATTGGTTCTATTGTAGAAGTTGTGGTAAAAGAGCTGCTGAGCGAAAATTTACAACAAATTCATGGATGCGATCTGAATCTGGAAAGAGGACTGATATAGAATTTAATAGCATTTCTATCGATGAAAGCGCAGAACGATTAAACAAGGTAGATAATCGTTGGAAAGGATTTTAATATGCCTTATGGCAAGGGAACTTATGGGAGTAAGAGAGGAAGACCTCCCAAGAAGAAAAAGGCAAAGAAGAAAAAATCTTCCAAAAAGTCTAGGAGATATTAATGGCTGGTACATTAAAAGTTAAGATTGAAGAAAATATTATACTTGACAATCAAGACTATAGCTCTAAAAGAGTATTAGAAGTTGGAAGCATTGCATCTATAGTAAAAAGAATTGTTAATATAGGTACTAATGAAATTGGATTGCTTGGATTTGGAACAGCTTATAATACTGAATTATCTAAATCTTATTTAGCAGGTCAATTTGATGAAGACAATGTTAGATATATAAGAATTACGAATTTAGATAGTACTAATCATATTGCATTAGTTTTGAAGAATGAAAATAATGATGAATTTGGGGTAAAAGTTGACAAAGGATGTTCTTTTTTATATTGCGCTGATTTAGCGGGTGGCGTTGTAGATACCATGGATTCCGCAGATGCCGCTGGAATAACTCCTAATTCATTTGGCGATTTGGTTGATATCACTTGTGCCGCTGACACAGCTGCTTGCGATGTTGAAGTCTTTGTGGCAAGCACCTAATGGCTACTTTCGAAGCACAAGTAGAGGGTCTTACTAGTCTATCTATTGATGGCAGTAGTGCACCTACTCAAACAGAACTTACACAATTTCTTACTGACGGAGCTAAAGAAGTTATAAACTCACTTCCTCCAGGATTACTTCCTCTTTGCGCAGCTCAAGCAACATTTACTTCTACTGCTGCTGGAAGCGAATCTGAAACATTAAACACTGGTAATATTCTTAATGTTCTTAGAAATGATGGAGATATAGATCAGCCGTGCAGGCAAATTAGTGCTGATGATAAAGGAAGAGTATCAGATCCTAAAGATATGTCTTATGCGAAAATATCTGATCCTGTTTATTATGTTGAAAACAATAAGATAAACGTTTTACCAGATGGAGGTTCTTGTAAGTATTCAGAAGTTCAATACCCAGCTGTTGCCTATGGTGATTCTACTATTAGTGCAACTTCATTATCTGGAGTAACTGCAACTGCCGCTGATCCGACGGTTTTTACTAAATCAAGTCATGGACTTTCTACTGGCGACGTAGTTAAGTTGTCTAATTTTAATGAAATGACAGAAGTAAATGGAATGACAGGTACAGTTACTAAACTTGATGCAAATACATTTGAAGTTAATGGTGTAGCAGCAGATCCAGCTGAGACTACTGGTGGAAATGTTGTTAAGATGGGAGGTTTTCCAGACGAAGCTGAATATTTAGTTCCATTATATGCATCTGTCAAGGCATTGCAAAATAAGATGGGAAGTATGTCAGCTGAAATACCTGTAAATTCTGATCAAGATGGAAGCTTCAGTAGTTCTAGCTCAAGTTCCCAGGGATATGAGAAGGTAAGAAATTTATTAGAATCCCAGGAAGATATAGAACTTTCAAGCGGAACTATAGCTGCCTTGAGTAGCGAGATGCAACAGTTTGTAGCAGAATATCAATGGTATCAATCGCAACAAGCAAAATTAGAAGCTGATTATGAAAAAGGCTTACAAAGATTAAGAGGTTAATATGGCTGTTCATGGATTAACTGTAAAAGAAATTCTTTCAAGGGTAAGGCAAGTATTTCCTAATGTAGCTGAAAACTATGTTATTAGTTTGATAAATGATGGTATAGTTGAAATGGGAAAATATAATTCTAAAGTAGTTACAGCTAAAATAACAACTGTTGCTGACCAGATGTATTACGATTTAAGTGATGTTGCGGAAGATTCATCAGGTAATAAACTTGAAGTAAATAAAGTAACGCAAGTATTCTTAATGGATGATGATGGTGATTATATAAAAATACCAAGATTATTAAATACAGATTTATTATTAGCAGACGCAAGTAGTGAATCTAAACTAAACGTACCGGACTCGAAATAATGGCAAGTAATATTAAATATCCAGAAGATCAATCATTATGGTTTTTAGAGGGTGATAATTTAGCTCTAATAACAAACGTAGATAGTTCTGGAAATGCAAACACGACAGATAGAAAAAATTGGAAGGCTATACAAGAAGCCGTTACTGATGGCATTATGGTTAAGTATAATGCAGAACCTAATTCAGTATCAAATCTTTCAGATGAACCCGACATAGACAACACATGTCATTCTGCTTTAGTTGATTATGTAAAGTCTAGATTATATCTAGATAGAGCTGGGGGTACAGAAGACCCTAATGCTGCTGGAGCATCTCTTAGCTTATCACAATTACATAGTGGTAAATGGAATGATATGGTAAAGAGAATGGGTATGAAAAAACGAGATAAAACTGGAGGAACAAGATCGGTTGTTCCACATGATTTAACATAACATATTAAAATAAAAAGGAGTAAATATGAAAGTTAAACTAATACAAGTTGTGAACAGTTCGGAAGCGTTTGGTAAAATAGCGCAGCAACCAATGAAAGCCGCGGTTAGCTTTAAAGTTGCAAAGAATATTAAGAAGCTTAGTGATGAGTTATCTGTCTTTGAGCAGTCAAGGGGAGATTTAATTCGCAAGTTTGGTAAAGAAGATAAAGAAGGAAATGTAGCCATTGAGCCAAATACAAAGGAAATGGCAGAATTTCAAAAAGAATTAAGTGATCTACTCAATGTTGAAGTAGATTTAAATGGGTTTAAGAAAATAAAACTAAGCCAGTTATCTAAATGCGAACTTTCGCCACAAGAAATGGCAAGTTTGGAGTTTGCGATACAGGAGTAAAATATGGCAAATATAAATAAGTTTAAAGCAAATGAAGCTGTGAACATAGAAGCTGCTGCTGAGTGGAATGTACAGTCAAGACTAGATATATCAAGTCAAGATGAGGTAACATCCAATGTTACAGGTGTCCATCAGATTGGAGTATATAGTGATTCTGATGTAAAATTTAGATTTGATAATTCTAGTTCAGATACAATCAGTGCGAATAACGATCTAGTCTTACCAGCTCAGACGCTTACATTTGTTAAGGTACCGCAAGGTGTTGGAGGAACTATGTATGTTCACTTTAAGCAAGTGTCATCAGCTTCTTCTAAATATCTTTGCTTAGTACATATGTAAGGAGAATTTATGGGTTACGGACAGGTAATAAGTAAAAACTTTAGTGCTGGTGGAACCATGGGTGGCGACCTAACGCTTGATGGTGATTTAATCGTCAATGGAGATGGTTCTGGCAATTATGATGAGATAGTTAATGGCAATTTAACTGTATCTTCAACTAATAAGTTGGTACTTGGAGGAGATGGTAGTGATAGCTACATTTTTGAATCAGCAGCTGATGCATTAGATTTGTATGCAGGTGGTGCACAAATGCTTCAATTATTAGAAGGATCTTCTGATTACGTATGGGTTCCTCTTGATACTACAAAATTTGCGATAGGCGCAGGTAAGGATTTGCAAATATATCATGACGGAAGTCATAATTATATAGATGCTGTAACTGGAGATCAGGATATTATATTTAAAGGAACTGATAGTAGTAGCGATATTACTGCTTTAACTTTAGATATGAGTGAAGCAGGAGCAGCTACATTTAATAGTGATGTTACAGTTGGTGCATTATTGAAGATGCCTACTAATACAGCAGCTAAAATATTAGTAGCAGATGGTACTAGCTATGAAGAAGCAAGTATGTCAGGTGACGCTACAATAGCAAGTGGTGGCGCAGTTACATTAGCTTCTACAAATACTAATCTTACTACATTAGCAAATGTTACAACCGTTGGTGCTCTCGATGCGGGTTCTATTACAAGCGGGTTTACATCAATTGATGTAGGCGCAGGAGCTATAACAACAACAGGTACCGTAACAGGTGGCCAGTTGTCGGTAGATGATATTACTATAAATGGTTCTACTATATCTGATGGTGGCGATTTTACTCTTGATATTGGTGGTGATATAACATTAGATGCAAATGGTGGTCAGATAAATGTCAATGATGATGGTGCAACGCATTTTTTATTAGACTGTGATGCTACTCAACTTGTTATTTATGACGACCAGGATACTGGCGATTTATTTTCAATTACAGTAGCACAGCATGGAGCAACTACAATAGCTACTACAGATGATGATGCAACGGCAGGTCACCTTACATTAGATGTTGATGGCAATATTACTATGGACGCAGATGGTGGAACAATTACGTTTGCTGATGCAGGTTCTAGTTTAGGAACTATTACAAGTTCAGGATATTCAGGAACTTCAGCAGTCGCTACAGCAGTAACCGTTGCGGATGAGTCTAGTGACACATCTTGTAATGTATTATATGTTACAGCAGCTACTGGCGATCTACCACCTAAGAGTGGAACTAATTTAACATTCAATTCAAGTTCTGGTGTACTAACTGCTACAGGATTTGCAGGTGCGCTAACAGGAGATGTTACAGGCAACTGTAGCGGAACTGCAGCTACTGTAACTACAGCAGCTCAAAGTAATATTACTTCCCTTGGAACATTGACTACGCTAACAGTAGATAATGTTATTGTTAATGGCACTACAATAGGACATACTTCTGATACAGATTTAATGACACTTGCAAGTGGTGGATTGACAGTCGCAGGAACTATTGCTGTAGGTGCAAATACAGATGGGCATGATGTTACCTTTTATGGAAATGGGAATGGTAAATATATGCTTTGGGATGAAAGCGAAGATACATTAGCTGTGGCAGGTACATTACAAACTCAAGACCTTGTATTAAACAACGAAAGAGGTCATTACAAAATTGTAGAAGAAGAAGAATATTTATCTATAAAAAATGAAAAGACAGGAAAACTATATAAGTTTGTTCTGGAGGAAATAGATGGCTAACGTCAAATTTGATACTAATTCTAGAGTATTTTTATCTAATGATGGTACTGGAAGTGGTAATACAGTATTTGGAAAGAATGCTGGAGCAAGTATAGATAGTGGAACAAATAACAATGTATTCATAGGTGAAAATGTAGCAGATGCAACATTAGTTGATGCTATTGAGAATGTTGCAATAGGTTATGGGGCATTGAGTGCATTAACGCAAGGTGATAAAAATATTACTATTGGATACTCTGCTGGTGAATCTATTACCGAAGGATATCAAAATGTTTTAATAGGAGATAGAACTGGAGATTTAATTACAGATGCAAAAAATTGTGTAATTATTGGTAGTGGAGCTGGAACAAGCAGTATTACAGACGCTGCAAGTGGAACTATTGCTATAGGAAGTCAAGCATTAGAAGACCTTACAAGTGGAGACCAAAATATTGCTATAGGATATCAATCTTTAAAAGGTGTAAGAACTGGAGGTCAGAATATCGCTATAGGATATGAGGCGATGGAAGATTCTGATAATGGAGAGAATCACAATATTGCAATAGGTACAGAAGTTTTAAAATCTGCAAATAGTGATAATTTGTCAGCTAATATTGCAATAGGAACAAGGGCTATGGGGTCTGTTGATTCTGGAGAGGGAGTTGCAAATTGTGTAGCTATTGGATATCAAGCTCTTCGAAATGCAGAAGATGAAGCTGATGGAACTGTTGCTATTGGAAAAGAGGCATTAACAGCACTTACAACTGGTATAGAATGTATAGCTATAGGACAGAACGCACTTGCTAATATTACAACTTCTACTGGTATGATAGCCATAGGTGACGATGCTGGGAAAGATTGTGATTCTACTGGCTCAACTCCTGATG